CAACTGCGCCTACCTTGCCATCAATGACCCGAAAGCTTTCGACGAGCTGATGTACATCCTGCTCTGCGGCACGGGTGTGGGCTTCAGCGTGGAGCGTGAGGAAGTTAAGAAGCTGCCTCTCGTGGCCGAAGAGTTTGCCGACACGGACACCACGATTGTCGTAGCGGACAGCAAGATTGGCTGGGCTAAGAGTACGCGGCAGCTAATCGCTATGCTCTACGCTGGCGAGGTGCCCAAGCTAGACTACTCTCAAGTGCGACCCTCTGGCGCACGGCTCAAGACCTTCGGTGGCAGGGCGTCTGGGCCGGAGCCGCTGGAAGACCTGCATCGCTTCCTTGTGGACGTGTTCAAGGCCGCTGCGGGCCGGAAGCTGACGGACCTAGAGTGCCACGACATCTGCTGTAAGATCGCTGAGATCGTCGTTGTGGGCGGCGTGCGGCGCTCTGCTCTCATCAGCCTGTCCAGCCCTGTGTCTGACCGTATGCAAGCAGCCAAGACTGGGCAGTGGTGGGAGCGTAACAGCCAGCGTGCCCTCGCTAACAACAGCGCAGTGTACGACGAGAAGCCTGACTTCCCGTTCTTCATGAATGAAATGAAGGCGCTGTACGAAAGCTTCTCCGGTGAGCGTGGCATCTTCTCTCGGGAAGCAGCACGCAACATTGCGGGACGTAACGGACGGCGAGATAACACCGCAGCCTTTGGGTGTAACCCGTGCAGCGAAATCCTCCTGCGCCCCGCTGAATTCTGCAACCTGAGCGAAGTGATCGTGCGGTCCACCGATACGCTTGATCAACTGCTGGAGAAAGTGGAAGTCGCTACGGCATTCGGCACGCTGCAAGCTACGCTCACTAACTTCCGCTACCTGCGCTCTGTGTGGAAGAAGAACTGCGAGGAGGAAGCGCTGCTTGGCGTCAGCTTGACGGGCCTCATGGACCACCCTGTGCTTAACGGCAGCAAGGGTAACAAGAAGCTTGAAGAGTGGCTGACTGTCATGCGTGAGCGTGCCGTCAACGTGAACAAGCAGTGGGCTGAGAGCCTTGAGATCAACCCTGCTGCGGCCATCACGTGCGTCAAGCCTAGCGGTACGGTGAGTCAGCTTGCGCTGTGCGCTTCAGGCATCCACCCCAACTACTCGCGGTACTACGTGCGCACGGTACGGCAGGATAACAAAGACCCCATGACGGACTTCCTGCGCGCCCAGGGCGTACCGTATGAGCCGTGCGTCATGAAGCCCGACACCACCACCGTGTTCAGCTTCCCGATTGAAGCACCGAAGACCTCCATCTTCCGTAATGATGTGGGCGCTATCGGACAGCTTGAAGTGTGGAAGCAGTACCAGCTACACTGGTGTGAACACAAACCATCCATCACGGTGTACTACAAGGAAGACGAGTTCTTTTCTGTATGCCAGTGGATTTGGGACAACTGGGACATTATGTCTGGTATCAGTCTGCTGCCCTACGACAATGGTACGTACCGTCAGGCGCCGTATCAGGAGCTTACGGAGCAGGAGTACAAGTCCTTGTCGTCTAAGATGCCTGAGATCGACTGGGCCTCTCTGCCTGCCTTTGAGCGGGGCGACACCACCACGGGTAGCCAAGAGCTGGCCTGCACTGGCGGTGTCTGTGAAGTTGTAGGCTCTGGGGCTTGACACACCCCCGCTCCGTATGGTAAGATAAAACCGTTATGTAGCGTTACGGCAAACCTAATACAGCAATACCAATATTAGTTAGGCCGTAGCGCTTACGTAACGCTAGCATAAAGGAGCAACGTTATGAGCAGAATGGGTGACTACGTAATCGCCCTGCAGGAAGAAGAGGAAACAAACTGGCTTAGGAGAAAGCCGAATGAAGTTAGCAGTGTTGGACATAGAGACGAATCTTTCACACGACACGATCTGGATGGCTGGGGTGTATCTGCCCGCTCAGAACGAGAGCGTACACTGCGCTACGTCATCCGAACTGTCGGCAACGCTGAAAGACGTTGATGGCATCATCGGCCACAACCTCCTGTCCTTCGACCTTCCTGTGCTGCACCGTGTGTGGGGCTGGGAATGGACCGGGGCGGTCTATGACACCATGGTCATGGGCCGTCTCCTTAACCCTCCTGCTGAAGGTGGGCATTCTCTAAAAGCGTGGGCGCTGAGAGCGGGTAAAGAACTCAAGGACGAGTTCGATACCGCTGCCTTCGACAAAGGCCTGACGGACGACATGATCCGCTACTGCCTGCAAGACTGCCGTGCTAACTGGGACGTGTACGAACACATCGTCGCAGAGCTAGACCGGCAGGGCTTTAGTCAGCAGTGCCGTGATCTTGAGCATGCTGTCGCTAAGGCTACGGCGCAGCAGATTGCCAACGGTTTCGCCTTCGACTTCCCCACTGCTTGCAATCTCTATTGCGAACACGAGCAGCGCATGCGGGAGATTGAAGCGGAGCTGCAGGCCATCTTCCCGCCCATCGTGGAGGAGCGCTGGTCCGAGAAGACCGGCAAGCGGCTTAAGGATAGCGTCACTGTGTTCAACGTAGGCTCCCGCCCGCAGGTGGCGAAGCGCTTGGCCCAGAAAGGCGCCGTGTGGAAAGACACCACGCCTACCGGACAGCCCAAGGTTGACGAGTCGACGCTTAAGCAGAACGAACACATTCCCGAAGCCGCTCTGGTCCTTGAGTACCTTACGCTTCAGAAGCGCTACGGCATGCTTAAGAACTGGCTTGATGCGGTGCAAGACGATGGCCGCATCCATGGCCGTGTCAACACGTGCGGTGCCGTGACGGGCCGCATGACGCACAGCTCACCCAACATGGCACAGATACCTAGCGACTCTCTGTACCGCCAATGCTTCGTTGTGCCTGAGGGCAGCAAGCTTGTCGGCATTGACGCTAGTGGCCTTGAGCTGCGCATGCTGGCCCACTACATGGACGACCCAGAGTACACGGACCTAATCCTTAACGGCGACATCCACACCTACAACCAGCAAGCTGCCGGCCTAGACACTAGACCGCAAGCGAAGACGTTCATCTACGCCTTCCTTTACGGTGCCGGTGATGCCAAGATTGGTAGCATTGTAGGCGGGTCGTCACGTAAGGGCGCACAGCTTAAGCAGCGCTTCCTAGACAGCCTCCCTGCCCTCCTGAAGCTGATTAACAAGGTGGCTAGGCACGGGCTGCAGGGCAGCTTACCGGGGCTTGACGGGCGCCGTGTGCTGATACGCAGCGAACACGCAGCACTCAACACCCTGCTGCAGTCCGCTGGTGCTATCGTCATGAAGCAAGCACTGGTGCTAGCAACGGAGAAGCTGAAGCGCTACGGCTACCCGTACAAGCTGGTAGCGCAAGTGCACGATGAGTTTCAGGTAGAGGTGCCTGAAGAGTATGCGCAGCAGGTAGGCGCAGTGTTCCGTAACGCGATAAGGGAGGCAGGACGTACGCTAGAGTTGCGCTGTCCACTGGACGGTGAGTACAAGATTGGAAACAACTGGAGCGAGACACACTAATGAAACGTAAATTTAGAAAACTACCTTCTAACAAAAGGCTTAATGAGCTGTTGGCCTACAATCCACAAACAGGAGAATTGCGCTGGAAAGTCAATCGAGGGGGCACCGCTAAAGCTGGAGACACCGCCGGTTCTCTAGATGCCTCTAGTGGATATGTTACTATTTATGTTGATAGTGTTAATTACAAAGCGCACCGGATTTGCTACAAAATGGCTACTGGGTGGGACGCGGGGGTGTTTGAAATAGATCACATCAACGGCGTAAAGTTTGATAATAGGCTGTCTAACTTACGCATGGTAGACCACGCCACAAACCTTAGAAACTCACCACGATATTCAAACAATAGTTCAGGCTACAATGGAATTTATTTCCACAAAGCCACGCAGAAATGGATGGCCCGTATAAGGGTGAACACAAAATGGCACTATTTGGGGGTTTTTGAAAAACTAGAAGATGCAGTTGCGGTACGTGCTGCAGCAGATGTTAAGCATGGCTTTCATGTTAACCACGGGAGGACCGCATAACGCTTGACAAACGCACAGCAATATGAGAAGATAATACCAGTGGTCAACACCGGCCACGCAACTAACAAGGAACTAAACATGGAAAACCAAATCGTTCAACTCCGCGCTACCATCAGCTTCCCGTCCCTGGTGGACCAGATTGTTTTCAATAAAGCACCCACCGGAAAGTACGGTGTGCAACTCACCAACCTTAGCGACCGTGCCATTGAGCGGTTGGAAGAGCTAGGCGTGGAGACTAAGCAAAAGCCCGACGACAAGTACGCACGTGGTCGGTTCATTGAGTGCAAGTCGCAGTACCCTATTGATAACAGCGGCAAGTTTAACATCTTGTTTGAAGACGACGGCAAGACGCCCTTTGAGGGCAGCCCCCGCGAGATTGGGTACGGCACCGTAGTGCGCGCTAAGGTTAAGGCGTACAAGGCACGCGACGGTGTGGTGCGGCCCTCGCTAGTCAGTATGGCTATCGAAGAGCTGGCTAAGCCTGAAGTCAGCGTAGACGAAGACGCAATGGCTGAGGTGCTGTAATGCGCTGGGGTCTGGACGGCGACATCATTCTGTACAGCGTGGCGTTCGCCGCCAAGGATGACCCCATTGCGTTTGCTTGTCGTTCAGCGCGCTCCGTCTGCGAGCAGATTATGCAGGAGCTTGGGGCGGAGGGCGTTGAAATCTACCTAACGGGTAAAGGGAACTACCGGCACGAGTACGCCTGTGACACCTACCCGTACAAAGGCAACCGTAAGTCCGACAAACCGCAACACTTCACGGCGCTCAAGGAGTACATGATTGACTCTTTGGGCGCCGTTGTGGTTGAAGGCGAGGAGGCAGACGACAAGCTTGGCTATATGGCGTGTCAGCACGGCCACGGCATTGCAACGCTAGACAAGGACCTCTACGGCGTCCCCGGTTGGCACTGGAACTGGAGGCGCAGGGAGTTATTTCACGTGTCACCCGAAGACGCAGACCGTTTCTTCTACAAGCAGCTAATCACTGGCGACGCTACGGACAACATCCCCGGACTGTTCAAGCGCTTGGGCCAGAAGGCCACACGCAAACTGCTAGACCCCATCGAAGATATGTACGATCCCGCTGAGATGTACGCTTACGTTCGTAACGTGTACGCTGAAGCATTCGACAAGGTTGGCATGTGTGTGGACGAAAAGGAACAAATACTGGACGACTGGCTACTACGACAAGGGAGGCAGCTATGGATTCGCAGGCAGGAGGGGGAGCTGTGGGCGTTCCCAGTGGACGCGTAGAGCATGTGCTTACGTACCCTCAGCAGCTTAAACCACTACTGCGTATGATCAAGATGTGGCTTAAGGACCGCCACCGTATTAGAATCATACTGGAAACACTGGATGACTAAGAAGGTACCGAGGACGCGCAATGACGGCAAGTGGACGGAGGCACGCTACTTTGGCTTTATCCGTAGCGCCCTCCGCTCTGCTTTCCAACGCTGGGGACCGAAGCACAGCGCCAAGCAAGCCGCTAAGGTAGCGTACAACACCTACGAATGCGCACACTGCGGCGGCTGGTTTGGTACAAGGCAGGTGGAAGTGGACCATATTGTACAGTGCGGGTCGTTACGGAACTACGACGACCTCCCCGGTTTCGTAGAGCGAATGTTCTGTGAAGCTGACGGATTCCAAGTGCTGTGTAAAGAGTGCCACCAAACCAAGACTAACGAAGAACGCGAAGCAAAGAAGAGGAGTAAGTAACATGGCGCGGGTAGGCATTATTGGTGACACACACTTGCCCTACGAACTAGACGGGTACTTGGAGTTTTGTCAGGAGCAGTTCAAAGCCTGGAAGGTAGACACTGTGGTACACATCGGTGACTTCATCGACAACCACAGCCTGTCATTCCACGACAGCGAGCCACTGCTGCACAACGTACACGGAGAGTACGAGTCTGCGCTACAGCGGGCTAAGCGCTGGTACGCGGCGTTCCCCAAGCTGACGCTCATTCTAGGGAACCATGATCGCATCCCGGCACGGCAGCTACGTAAGCTAGGCATGGAGCCTTCTATATACATGAAGCCCTTAGAGGAGCTGCTGGAGATGCCGAAGGGCTGGCAGGTTGAGGAAAGCATTGAAATCGACGGCGTGCTGTACCATCACGGCGAGAGCGCTAACGGTGTCAACGGCTTCCGTAACGACGCCAAGCAGCGCATGCAGTGCACCGTGTCAGGCCACAACCACAGCAACCTTGGCGTGAGCTACACGGCTAGCGACAGGGAGCTGGTGTGGGGCATGGCGGTGGGCTGCGGCGTCAACCAGAAGCACCTCGCCTTTGCCTATGGGCGACACTTCAAGCTCAAGCCCATCATTGGCTGCGGCGTGGTCATTGATGGCGTACCATACCCGGAGCCTATGGACCTTGGCTCTAAGATTCGGAGGGTTTGAGCCGTGACGCTGCACGAAGACCCGCTGATTGAGCGTGTCCTTAACAACTGCGATGCTATTGAAATCATAGAGTTGTGCGACATAACTACAGAGGAGTTGGTAGAAGTGCTTAGAGGACACATCTTAGACAACCGCGAACGCTTCCTAGAATACATGGAACGATGGGATGACTGGGCATGAAGGTAGTTAAAGGAGACTTCAAGAAGAACAGCAAAGACAAGCACAAGGTTGTCGATATGCTTCAGTCGCTGCGCGACGCGCTTGGCACCTTTGAAGACGACAACCCGGACGTGGCGGTGGAAAGCGCTTGCGTTATCTTCATCGAAGGCAAGGAGTTTGTGCTGGCCTCTAACGGCCTACACCCTGACACCGTTAACATGCTGCTTGACATCGGTAAGTACCAACTCATCATGGGAGGTTTTGAAAGTGAAGAAAGCTACGACGGCCCCGTCCACTAAAGCTGACCAGCGCCAGGAAGGCGGCGACCACTACCGCCTAGCTATTCAGCCCATCGACTTCATCTACCAGAACGGGCTGGGCTTTATGGAAGGCAACGTGGTGAAGTACGTGACGCGCCACGAGCAGAAAGGCGGCAAGGAGGACTTGCTCAAAGCCATTCACTACTTGGAGCTGCTGATTGAGCGGAGGTATGGGCCGTGAAGGACTACCTACACCGCATCTTCCACGCCCTGTCTGTCCTCGCTAACGTAGTGTTCCTGAACGGGCTGCCATATGAGTCCGTATCAGGGCGCTGTCACCGAGAGGGCTGGGAACGGGCTGAAGAGGCGCTTGACGACCTGTTCTGGTTCGACCGTAACCACTGCTACAACAGCCACATCAATGAACGTGTATGGGCAAGGGAGTTGACGAAGTGAACTTTGAAGAACTAGAGCAGCGCGTAGCTGAATGGCATGACGACCGCAACCTAATCCTAGGCAGCAGCGACGCAGCACAAATGCACAAGCTGCTAGAGGAAGTGCAGGAGCTGGACCAAGATGTCCATGACGGCTTTGACTTGCGGGATGAACTAGGCGACTGCTTGGTGGTGTTGATTAACATTGCGACGCGTAACGGGTTTACGCTGAAGCAGGCGCTAACGGTCAGTTACAGCAAGATTAAGGACCGCAAAGGGCAGATGCGCCACGGCATCTTCGTGAAGGAGGAGGACTTATAGGAGGCATGGCGCCCGCTACGCATGGCGTGTAGCGGGCGTTACGCTTTAGTCGAAGAAGGCTGCCCATTGCTTGTATAGCGGGTGGTCTGCCACAATGTTAGCCAGTTCGTCCGCATCTTCCCGCGCAATAGCCTGCACGATACCCTCAGAAACGTCCCCGTATAGCCCCGTAGGCGGAAGCGCCGAGGACAAGATAGTCTTAGCGGGGTCTTTAATAAGCTCAGAGCGCTCGTAGCTGCTGCCCACGCCAATGCTGTTTAGCGTGATGGGGCCAAGCACAGAGTCAAGTAGCGAGAACATAAACTCTTCAGCGCTGGGCTCGTAGTCTTCCTTGAACAGCTCGTTACGGCCCACGTTCATGCCTGCGTAGCTGATGCCGGGAAGCGCTAAGTACGTAGCCGCTTCCTTAGCAGCCCCAGCCCTATCGCCGGCCTTCCACTTATCTACAATTTTCTCGCTGAGCAGCGTGTTGTGCTTGATGGCAAAGCCGCGCATCATCCACAGCGGGCGGAGGTTGGGGTTATTTAGCCAGCCGATAGGCCGACCTGCTGCGGAGATAAGCTGTTGCTGTCCGAGCCCAAGCGTAAGCAACTCGTCGTACAGCTTTTTCTCCTTGTCGTTCATCTTCGTAATGTCGCCGCCCGTGCGCTTTACGGCCCCCTCAATACGAGACATTTCAGACGGCTTGAAGTAGGTACCCCAACGCTGGCGCAGCGTGTTGTTGTTCACACGGCTAAGGGTGTCTTGCGCTACAGTCTTAAGAACTTGATTTTTAGCCACGCGATCAGCGGTTTGGAAGCCACCCCACTTCATAACATTGTCGGTGATGGACTTAGTAATGATTTCGGCACGCTCACCAGCGCTAAGTTTCTCGCTAGCTGCTGGTATGTTTTGCACAAATTCCCCATACTGCTGCTCAATGCCCAAGCGCCGTACATCTGCGCTTTTGCTGGCGGCACGATTAACCAATCCACGAAGACTAGCAATGCCGTTGTTCCACACAGCAGTGGGTATATCGTGGAAGTTAAGCAACACAGTCTTAGGACCGGCCAGCACAGAGTAGCCGCTGTTCTGTAGCGACTTGATCCACGCATTGGCGGAGTTGTTTTGTCCCTTAAGCATCATAGCAATGGCGTTTCGGGCATCGCGAGAGCCGAACTTATTGATACCGCGATCTTGGAACTTCTTCTCTAACGCGTCCATCAAACCATCAGCGCCTTTGTTTAGCTTCTTGATGTCAAACTTTTCTTGTAGCTGTAGCAGGCGGTTGTTATTGTGGATGCGCTGCGCGTTCGTAAGGAATGGGTTGGCGTAGTCGCGTACGTTCAGGCCCTCTTCCGCCAGCTCACGCGTCCGCTTTAGCTGCGCACGATCAATCGGCATGTTGATTTCGTCGTCAGCAAAGTCTTCAATGTAATCAGAGCTGCGCTCGCGCCGCGACAGTTGTTTGCGTTTGGTAATCTTACGAACACGCTGAGTATGTAAGTAATTAGTAGCGTCTTGATTGCGCCCCAGCATTTCGTTATAGCGGGCGTTAGAGTTTTTGGACCAATCTAAATACTCAACAAGTGCTTTAGAAGACTCAGCGCCTAGTTTACCGTTTACATAACCAACAAGCTCGCCTACGGGTTTCTGTCCTTGTGCGTAGTCCAACACCATACCAGCAAACTGGTCGTCTTTATTCCACAGATTGATAACGCCTTGCATGTCTGCATTTTCTACAAACTTTGCGTTCTCTATGCCCTTTTGGCGCATTGCGGATTCGTCGGCACGTTGTACCCTACCGCCAAGTTCTGGGCTAATCCGGCGGCGGATAGCGTCAGACACGCCGACAAACATCTTGTCCCAAAAACGCAAGTCTTGGTTAACGTCAGTCCAGTTGGTTTGATCCGTGATTTCTGCTACTTCGTCCACGGCGCTGGCGTTGGGGTTTTTGACAATACCATCAAGCTTCTGGCCCAGCTTCTGCGCACCGGCACCAAACACACCGCCAAGCAGCGCACCGGACAGCGCGCCTTCAACACGGCCCTCTACTTCCTCGCCGCTAAGCGCACCAAAGCCAGCACCGTAGCCGGCGCCAATACCAGCAGCGCGCCCTAAGCTAGCCCCTTTACCGATAACACCAATAGGCGTAGCAATACCGGCAAGCATTCCAGCACCCGTAGCGGCTGCTGATAAGCCTGGGCTTTCTTGTTCAAACTGCTGAAGCTGCTGACGAGCTGCCGCAATGTTCCTGTCGTAGTTTAGGTTTTCGCTAATTGCCTGCGACAAGTCCATATCTGAGCCGAACACGTCAGATACGGTGCCGCCAACGCCGCGCAGGATTGCGTTTAGCTCGTCACCGACACCAAACGCGCTCTCTGCAAACTGCGTAGCGGCGGCGCCAGCGGTCTCCAGTCCCGTAAGCTCTTCGTCGTCAGGCGGAGATAGACGCTCAATTAGCTTATTAATCGCCTCTTCTTTACTTGACGCTACTACTTTGTACGAAGAACCTTGATAACCCAGCGTGTATTCTTTCACGAAACTCTCCAATTAGTTTCCGCCCAATGCCTTTAAATTAAAGACGAGACTCCATGTCGGCAAGAGCGCGGAGATCGGCGTCCCGCTGTGCGGAAAGGGATTCCGATACACGGTAGCTTCCAGGTTTGCGCGCAGGGGGTAGCTCCGTTCCCGGCTTCATTCCAGCAAGCCTATTAGCTAACCGAAGACGACGCTGAACATTTGTGCGTAAGCTTTCTAGTTGGTCTATGCGGGCATACTTTTCTTCAGACCCGGCAGGAACAGCGCCCACGCTAGAGTACGGTCCAAGAGATTTTAGCTCGTTTTCAATCCCCACAATCTGCGCTTCCAAAGCAGAAATCAAAGTAGGGGACACAGCAGGAACCGTATTCGTGCCCCGAGTTTCAGCAAAGCCGGGCCCCTGAGCAGCCGCTGGTGCTGGCGCTTCGTCTTCAAACGTAAAGTCTTCGGGCGCCGGGCCTTTCGCTTTCTCTCCCGGCTTAGGCAATCCCGCAAGAACGGCCGCAGGGTCGCCTTCTTTGTACTGAACATACTCTGCCGCACGCGCATCCCCAAGAAGAGACTTTAATCTTTCGTTCCTAAGAAGCCGAATAGCCTGAAGTTCTGTTAAATCAGATTGGGGCCACGGCCTATCTTTTGCTGCTTTACGTTCTGCTTCATTAAAAGAATTATTAAGAATGCTATTAATTGAAGCCTTCTCTACTTTTTGCAGCGCCCGCTCTGCGTTTACATCACCCATAGCAACGTTGTCAATGGCGCCATAAAGACGCCTTAGTATTACTGAGCGCTCGTTTATAAGGCTATTTCGCGTTGTTTGCGGTAAGAAACCTTTACCTGCTACTGTATTGTTAGCGTCTTCAACCTTTTTATTATACTCTTCTATTTGTGTTTTTAAGCTTTCCGAAGTTTGAGCAGGAACAGCATCTCCGGTAGGGATTAAACCTACGTCAACAGACTCAATAGGAGCCCCTGCCTCTGCTTCTCTTTCTGCACGGGAGCGCTCCGCCTCTAAGCGGTCAATATTATTTTTATAAAGAATGCTTGCTTGAGTTGCTACAAGAGGCCCAGCGCTTTGTAGCAAACCATTTAGCTGCTCTTCAGTCCTTGCTTTATTAAACGCAGCAGCCATTGCTTGCGTTGCTTTTTCTACCGCTGCGTCTTCAGCCCGTTCTTTATTAAGACGCGCACGCTCCCCTTCTTGATATGCCTGATTCTTTTTGTTATAAAAGCGACCCTCCGCTTGGGATAGCACAGGCATCATGTCAATGCCTTGCGCATATCCTACGCTCATTGCCGCAGCTTGAGCAGCTTCAATAGCCGCTTCGTCTTCAGAAGCCAAAGCATTAGTGTAAGCGTTAATGGCCTTGACTTGGGCCTGCCCCTCTCGAAGCTTGCGCTGTTTCTCTGCCTCTTCTTTTTGCTTTTCCTCTAACACCAGCGCTTGATTGGTAAACAAACGCTGTTGCTCAGTGTCACCAATACGCCCCTGAAACGCCGCTTGGCGCTGCAAAGACTCAACATTGGTGGGATCTAGTTGCGGGCGAAACGAAGTCATAATGGGCTGCATAAGCCCAGTACCGGCCCCGCTCATACCGCCAATGGCGCCCCCAATCTGCGACAACATTCCGCCAAGGTTGGCGCTTGCGTCTCTACCTGCCATGATGTCGCTCCTTAGCCAATCGCGTCAAAGTCAAAGTTTTCAAGTGCCCTAAGACCGGCAGATTCTTCAGCGGTGCTAGACAACAAGCCAGGAAGGCCAAGCATTTCAAGCAAGCTAGAACCTGCAGGCGCTCCTTGCCCAATGCTGCCAATAGCCGTCATGCCCGCACCGAACAAGTTACCGAACAGCTCGCTCGCTGCCTTCTCTGCATTGATTTGTGCTTGAATGCCGCCAAGGCCAAGCTGCGCACCGTAACCGGCGCCAGTGAGCTGTCCGGTCTGGGCCATTTCGCCGGCCAAAGAGCCAAGCTTAAGTGCTTCAAGCTGCTGCTCAAACGGCGTAAAGCCCGCCTCGTAGCCCTGTAGCCCAAGCTGCCCACCGGCTTGCGCAATGTCTGCCAGCATGCCAGCGCCTCGCTGCCCAAGCTGTGCTTGCTGTAGCCCAAGCTGCCCAAGGTTGGTGCCAAGCTGCCCTTGAAGCTGACCGGCTTGCGTGCCGAGCTGACCAAACTGTGCGGCCATGTTAGCGCGGTTAAGTGCCTCTTGCTGCGCCTGACCCATAGCCTGGAACGCTGCTTGATTGGTAGCCTCAGCGCGTGCACGGGCCATAGCGGCATCTTCAGCGGTGCCGCCAAACTGCGAACCGCGCAACCCGCCACGGCCCATGGCAAACTCACGGGCTTGCTGTGCGGCCTGTGCGCGCTGAAGTCCAGGCTCTTGCAGTGCCATGGCGCGCTCAAACACTTGTTGCTCGCGCCCTGCCGTGTCCATCATGGCTTGCTGCATTGCTTGCTGCGACGCCCCTAGGGCGCCAGCTTGTTGCCCTGCTAGGCCAGCCTGCCCAGCTTGCATCGCGGCTAGCGCTTGCGCATAAGCAGGATTCGTCATAGCTTGCTGTAGCGCTTGACCAGCAGCGTCAAAGCCCGCTCCAGCGCCTCCAAACATACTCTGACCGGCTTGCAACATAGCCTGCTGTGGGCCTACGCCTACATCTAAACTACCCGTAGGATCAATCGTAGAGCGTCCTAGGCCCGTCTGCACACCATAGCCACGGAAAGCAGCTTGATCTTGTAGCTCCCTACCCAGCTCTTGAATCTGTGCAGCGCCTTGACGCCCAGTCTGCCGAATATCTTCAGCCATTTGGTAGCCAGCAGCAGCGCTACCGGCACCTGCCAGCAAATCAAAAAGGCTCATTTAGATAATCCTCCCGATGAGGGTCTGTACGTTAATCTCTTGAAGGCTACACGTGTTGCCGTTAACTTCAATGCGGAATCCAATAATCACTGACTCGCCGCTCCCTTTTGCATTCACGCGATAGCGCTTAATGGTTGTAAGGCCAGGACCGTATTCGTCAGTCTGGTTAAAGTATGCTACGTTGTATAGCGCTGGGGCCTGAGCGGTGATGGTCAAGGACTTAGTGTAGTCAAGACGCCCGCTATAGCCCCACCCTGCGTACGCTTGAGCGTTAGACAGCGTAGACACAACAGTAAAGTCAATCTGCTTTACGAACTTAGAGTTAGCAGGCTGACCAAACGTAAATGAATTAGACTCATACTTAAACTCAAACGGCTCATCATTGTAGTTTAGGCCGTCATCGTACAAAAAGCAGCCGTAGCCGCTGGCGCTGCTTGCTAGCAACACGCGGGCTTCGCCGGCAATCTCGTAGTACATGGCACGCTCCCAGACCGTGTTGGTCCAGCGCGTTACCTTGTTGCCGCCCGTTACGCTAGGCGCTCGCATTTCAATTGCAAACGCTTGCAAGTCGTTACTAAAGTTGACAACCGTTAAGTTCTCATCAGGCCAGTACGACAGCGAGATGGTGGTCTTGTCTGCCGTAAGCGCGATGATGTCCGTGATGTCACGGCGTACGTTAGAGGTTAGATCGCCAAGCGGTGCAGACTTCTCTTGGATTGTGCGGCCCAGTGAGCGCACACCAGAGTCGTCAACAAACAGTACGTCAGAGCCAATGTTAGCGATGGCGTCGCGGTTCACGCAGCCAATGCCGCTAATGGTGTCGGCTAATACGATGCCGTCAGCAGCTGCAGGGTCGCCCACAGCGGCGTTGTTGTACACCAAGATGGACTGACGCCCAAAAATAAACAATGCGCCGTTGTGCGCCGCAATGCCTACAATGCGGTCAGTGCCGCTGGGCCAGTATTCGTTGACGTTAAGGATGCCGCCAGTGTTCTGCGCATCAGCGGGCACAGCGCGCCCATCGTACCACTGCGTGGCAATCAGCAGGTCGCTGTAGTAAATTGTTTGGTAGTCGCCGTCTACGCCACTAACCCACAAGCGCCCATAAGCGGCTGCAGCAATGTCACCGTTAATGACTGCCGCAATGGTGCCGCTGTCGTCCTGTGGCTTAATGTAGTCTACGTCGTTGGTGCCGGTGAAGAGCTTAGCAATCGTGCTGCCATCATACTCAAGGCATTCGTTGCCAGCGCTAAACACATACATCTTGTCGTTAAAGCTGACAATGCGGGCATCAGCCAGCGCGCTGTCATCGACGAGGGCAGGATAGCTAATCTCATCCAGCTCGTACGTAGGACCAGCGCTGGTGGTAAGCTTGCAGATAAAGTAGTCGTTTTGCAGCAAAGAGCCGGAGGCGTTATACTGATACACACCAACCGTAGCTAGCACGTAAATGGTGCCGTTGATGTCGCCGTGCCCCAAGCGGTGCGTCTTGATCTGTGTGTCCGCTACGCCAACCGCTGCGCTATACGTTACGTTAATCGCAGTAGTGAATTCCGTCCAAGGCTTACGCGAACCAATACGACCAAACTTATCCACAACAGCATTGTCGGCAACAAGCGCAAAGCCAGGGTCTTGCTGAAGCGGAGAGTCTTCCGTATTCAGCCCTTGAAACCCCGGAGCGCTAACCGTAATGTTCTGTTGTTGCTGCGCCATTACACAGTCATCCAGACGTTGTCGTAATCGTTAAGAGAAGCGTCCCATGCGATAGCGTCGCTAAGGTACACATTAGCTAGCGCAAACAGCTCTGCTGCCGTTTGACCGCCCACTTCGCCACGCTCACGTGCTGCCATAGCTAGCGCCGTGTACACAACGGGCTTAGAGGGCACAAGCAATACATTGTCTTTGTCGCTAAGTTCTGCTTGACGCTTGAAGCCATATACGGTGTAGTTGTATACGGCATCAGGTTTCGGGAATAGCTGTATTTGGATGTCGTAATTGCCGTCTACACCGTTTACTGCATAGTACTTAGGTTTATTGTTTGCTGGCGATGCGGCTTGTCGCTTGCGAATAGCGCTTAGCTGTTCTTGCTTAAGCTCCACCCCATCGTCCTTAACGATAAGCTCTATCTTACCATAATTTCCAGCGTTTGTCAAGCTGTACAGCGCATCGTCTGCAGCGGTCGTAATGGACCACTCGTGCCGTAGCGCATTCCAAGTGTGTGCATCTTCGACAATCTGCTTAGCGTCGTTTACTAACGCTACAACCATGTCCGCTACGGGGTCATCAAGACCCGTTACGTCCGTTACGGTGTCTTCACGTAACCGCTGCAGCACTTGATTCACAGCTTCCAAATACGTCATGATAACATTCCTCGTGCTTGCGCAATGTAGTCAACGTACGGCGCAATAGCTTTCTTTTGGTATGGCGTTAAGGTTGTGTACTTAAACAGCTCAGACCATTGCGGCTCAAACGCATCGCCTGCTGCGGCGGCCATCATACCTGCGCCTAGGCCAGTGCCGTCACCGCTGCCGTCGCCTTCGCCGTCACCCTCGCCGTCGCCCTTTCCGTTACCTTCACCGCTGCCCTCTCCGCCGCCAACGCCGGAACCAACTCCTGTGCCGTCGCCAGTGCCTTCACCGCCTACGTCAACGCTTTGGTCGCCGCCAGTGGTGCCGCCTTCGGGGCCTTCAGTTGTCGTATCGACAGGCTCTACGGTTGTCGTATCGACAGGCTCTACGGTTGTCGTATCGACAGGCTCTACGGTTGTCGTATTGACAGGCTCAATGTCTGCCGTAGTGTCTGCATCAATAGTAGAATCTAGTAAACCACCAGCGGCGCCAATTAGGTCGCCGGTAACATCAACAACTTCGTCTTCTTGCGGCGTGTAACCCGGAACAACATCGCCGGGCTCAAAAATAACATTACCTTGTGGCTCGTAACCTTCATAAACAACGCGCCAGTTTTTTTCAAGCTCGTCCCAAACATAACCAATAACAGCGGGCTCTTCTGGAGTAGTGTCAACGTCACCATAAAGGTCTTCTGGTAGGTCGTTGTTCCACGTTCCGCCAGTGTATCGCTCCCATTCTCTAATGAGTGCGTCACGCAAGTCCGAATCGGTTTCTTGAAAAATTGCTTCATACATTTGACGACCAATAACGTCGTCATAGCCCACAGTTTCTTCAATACCGGAAGCAGGCGCTGAGCCTTCCTGTGTGCTTTGCTGAGCGCCGCTAGTGTTGCCCTGTACTTCCCCATCAGTCTGGGTCGTAGTGGCGTCTGTAGGGGCCGCAGCGCCGCCTGCAGAGCTGCCTCCACCACCACCACCAGCTTCTGGTTCTTGTTGGTCTATAGGCTCTACGTACGTGGGCGGCTGGTCAAGGATAACCGGAACGCCACCAACTACGGCGTCTACTACAGGTGCATTCTGGAAACCTTCCAAGTCGCTGTCTTGCCGCTCTGCTTCCATAACAGCTGGACCGACGGAGCTAACTGCAGCTAGCGGAGTGCTAACTATATCTGCTGCCATTTGCGTAGCGCGGCTTGCTCCTGGAAAAACACTTCCTGGGTCTGCAGAAACAGCGCCCAAACCGCCAGACAGCCCGCCAGTCAGCACGCCTTCTACAATGCTGTCTCCTTGCGCGGCTGCTAAAGTTCCGCCAAGCGCCGCTCCTGTTACAGCGGAGCCAGCGCCTGCGCCAAGCGCTGCGGTTAATCCAGTGCTAGCAGCAAGGCTAGGAGCTACAACAGGCACAGCAAGAGAGAGCAAGCCTTTAGCAAGAGCAGCTAACTCTGGGCGCACAGTGTTACGATATGCAACATTTTCCGGTAAGTTACGATATGCCGCAAGCTCTTCCGTAGCTTGTTGGTATTCTTCAGTCGTTAAGCTTCCCGCTCCCACATCAACACTAACGCCTTGAGCGTCCCGCGCCGCAAGAATCTGACGGTCCATATCAGGGTCGCCAGTAAGTTCTTGCGCAGCAATGCCGGTAGCGTTTGCAGGAACCGCAGCAGTAGGGCGTGGCGTAGGCGTGGGGATAGCCGTTACAGTTTCCGTAAGCGTAGGCGCTGGCTGTCCTGTTTGACGTGCAACAGCAGCAGCAATTTGGTCAGGCGTAATAGTAATGCCGCCAAAGTTTAACGGAATGCCAAAGTTAAAGCCACCCATTAGTCTTCCTTGTCAAGATTGGAGGTGCGCTTAAGATAGAAGCGCA